TTTTGAACGTCCTACTATTAAAATTAGTAAAGTAGTTCCTCTAGAACCACCTGCTCCTACCGTGTTAACCCCACAACAGCAACAGGCTATTGAAGGTGTTAAGAAAATGAAGGAAGAGCGCCTTGCCTCTACAGCACCCTCTGCTAGTAAACCAGCCAAAACTCGTGCACAGCGCAGAGCAATGGGTGCTGACGCTATCGCTAGGATCCGTGAATCTTTAAATAACCAGAAACCGTGATAGGATTAATACTATGGCTGTAAACGAAACTCGCTCAATGAACAACGACCTTCGCCTTGGTGCCAAGGACGGCAAGTTCAAGTCGCTGACTCCAGATCGTGGTGGCGATGTTGATCCTACTGACGCATCAGTACGTGCCATGGAAGTACAACCACAGTACGGTCTCGTAGAACGTACCCCTCTGGCTAACGCTCCAGAAGCACACCTGCACCAATAACATGCGTCCCGATTATCGGGGTAATCCTGCGGTCAATAACAAGGATTACAGGCGCACGTGTGTGCACTGCGATACGGAACAAGAAACCCCCGAGCACCTCACAAACCACTTGTGTCAATCATGTCATAATGGGTTACTGAGATTAAAGCCATTGTATGGCAGAGAAGATACGGAGTAATCATGGCACACGATCACCGCATGAACCCAGTAGGTGAACCACACCTCAACAAAGTAAACCGTATGCGCAATTACATGCGCCAAGAAATGTCAACCGACCCACGTGTTCTTAACAACGACTACGCCAATTTAGGAAATGTTGCAGGTAAGAACTGGGAGCCAGAGGACAGTATCTCTAAAGATCGCTTAGGATACGCAGACATGGAAGATGCCGAAGACATGAGTTACCGAGGACACGACCCTGCAGAGATTCTGTACAAGGATTAATAAGTTGTAGTAGGCTTCGGCTAGCCCGAAGTTAGGAGCACAACATGGCTAATGATCAAGCACACCGTCTTTTGGTATGCAAAACACACGGCGTTATGTACAAGATGAAGCCGTATGACGGACCAGCAGAGTACGACCAAGAGTTGCGTGAACTCTGCGACCGCCACAACGCACAGGTGCCAAACCCACAAGACTGTAACGCCATCATCTTCCGCACAGACGAAGAGACCGCCAAGAAACTAGACGCTGAGACAGCCGTCAAGGGCAAATTAGAAGAGAATGATGTCTACATTCGTGACACTCGTGACGAACTCAAGGTAGATGCACTCAAGTGCTTTAACCGTCATAACCGCCCTAAGCAAGGTTGTATTGACTGGTGCGCAGATGATAAGACCATCGGTCGCAAGGTCGGCGTTCCTGTAGGTAAACGCCAGTACCTCTGCATGTATTGCCCCGCCGCCGAGTATTACACGCATCGTCAACGAATTGAATTGGGACTCTACGACTAATGATCATTATGTCGCTAGACGTCCTATCGGTGCCTAGCCCAGTAAGTGATGATGTTGGAGCAAGACAACCAACATCGGAAGGCAGGAAACTGTGGAACACATTATTCCCCGCATACAGCGGTCGGATGATGGTGTTTGCGCACGGCGTAGAAAACCAAGAGGGCTTGCTTAGTTGGTTAAAGCGTGAGAACTTCAAAGCCTCAACAGTTGATTTTATTACTGAAAACACTGTAGAAGCCAAAGTTGAAAGAATTAGTAACTTACATGCTGTGTATGGCAAGATCAACTGGTACATTGACGTTGACCCTAAAGTCGTAGCACGTGTAGCCCATAACGGAACCCCTACACTGCTAGTAACAGTGCCACACACTGTTAGACCTGAATGGTCTGAGTCTCGTTTCAAAAAGGAATGGGGCGAGATTGTGGAAGAAACTGATAAGCAGGCTCTTGCGAGAGCAGAAAGGAATTGGGGCGATGTCTGAAATGGATTTTGACTCATGGCTTAAAATGGGATTAGAGAACAAGTGGGTTGGTCCACCAGTGTGCTCAACACACGATGGTTTACCATCCACCGAGGACGAAGACATGGCATGGGACGATGGCGATGACCCATGCATCCACATCCTGCGTCTTTACGTAGATGACCTTGAAGCGATGCTCGTAGAGCAGAACCACAGCCCTTCGGTTTGGCGCAAGGCTGGCTACGAAGAGTGAAGATCTTCTTTGGTGGAGCGGAAAAGGGGACGTATCGCAAGATGCTCATGGACGCTGGCGTTAAACGCTACGCCATCAACCTGACCCACTTTCCGATCCCCAAGAAGAAAGAACTAGATCTCAGCGTCCTCTACGGAGGAGGCGAGGTCATTGTGTACACATCCGAGAACGATGAGGACACAGGGCGCTTTGACCAGTTTGTACGTGATCACGCCGATAATATAGATATTGTAATTGGTCGCCCTGATTACGATGGCGTTTGGTTGGGTGAGAAATACTACCCACTATGGAATGATGAGCAGGATCTGGAGCGTCTGGCATGGCTTTGCCAGAAGTATGGTCGTGCGGCGATTAGCGACAAAGCGGTCACAGGGCGCAACATTGCTCGTATCTCATCCATCTCACAGCGCTGGAGCGCCAAGTTAGTCGGCATTACCTCTAAGCCTGACCTGATTGAACGTATTCAATGGGATACCGTCATTGCAGGATCGTGGACGAGCGCTATCCGCTACGGAGAGACACAAGTGTGGGACGGTCACGGCTTGCGCCGCTACCCAGCACAACAGAAAGAGTCGTCACGTAGAAAGCATCGTGCAGACATCATCCGACTTGGGATTGACTTTGATGCTGTAATGGAAGACAACGTATCCGCAATCGGTAACCTTGCAATTGCCTCTTGGCAACAATGGGAGACCCACACTTTTGGGGGCTATGACCCTATGAATGACGATGACGAACTAGAGTTCACAGACCCTCAGAATGATGAAATAGTTGCTATCGCACCTATACCGCATACCCCTACTTTAGGGGTTCCTGGGGGGTCAACTATTGCTATCAACGTGCCAAATAAGAGGCACGAGAGTGACCGTGTATTGCTACCAGTAATGGGGGTAGAGACCATCACCTCCTTTGGCTCGCAAACCGTTGATAATGAAGGGGAATCTATAGAAATAGACCCCGAAAAGATCAACGTAATTCGCTACAATGCGAACCCTTTGCGCCAGTGCAATAGTTGCTATTTGAGTAGCAGATGTCCTTCATTTCAAGAAAACACAGAATGCGCATTTAAACTTCCGATTGAAATCCGAACAAAGGATCAACTTCAGGCGGCGATGCGTGCCTTGTTAGAGATGCAAGTAGGTCGTGTGATGTTCGCTCGCTTTGCAGAAGAACTAGAAGGTCAGGGTCTTGACCCAGCCTTGTCACATGAAATGGATCGTTTGTTTAATCTCATTGATCGCTTCAAGAACATATCCGATACTCGTGACACCATCCGTTTAGAGATGGAAGCCCGAGGATCCAGTGGAGTTTTGTCTCGCTTGTTCGGTGCTAAGGCTGGAGAAGCCAACCGCATGCTTGAAGGTGGCGGTATGGGCGCACAAGCAACCAACGCTATGTACGCAGATGTCTTGGATCTATCTGAAGACAATTGACAAGCCGTAAGTGCACTTCTATAATTCCCGCAACATAACAGCGAGGTGCACCATGACTAGCAATCCTACTAACCGTACCAACATCTTGGCAGAAGCCGATCACCTAGTAAACGGTGTTCGTGACGCCGACTACGGCGACCCAATTGATGACTTTGCCACCACAGGGGATCTGTGGACAACGTACATTCGGCGCATCATTGACCGCCGTCAAGAAGTGCATATTCGTCCACACGATGTTGCTGTCATGATGATGCTCCTCAAGATCGCCCGACTCTCATGGACACCTGAAAAGCGTGACCACTGGACTGATGCCATCGGCTACGGAGCCTGCGGATGGGACTGCGAAGTCCAAGAAGAGGGTCTCCATGATGCACAATAACCACGACTATTACAATGAGTGGATGTCTAAAAAAGATCCCCGCTACATATACAGTGCCAGTGAAGCAAACCATTGGACGATGCAACAAGAGTTAGAGCGTGAGCGTAAGCGCATGTCTAAAGCACTCAGCATGATTCCACAACTGGTCAAACAAGAGGTCACACCTACATTGGAAGAGTTCTCTGCTCAGGCTGAGTTGTCCATGGCAGAGATCTTGCTAGACAACTGGGACAGCATCCTTCAGTTGGCTGTAGAGAACAAGCGTCTGTCAGGTGAAGTGCTTACGTTGCTCGGACAGATTGAGAAGATGAACGAGCAAGTAGAGCGCATGAGTACAGCGATCTACACTGCGATTGAAGCAACCATCCGACCAATTCGTGACAAGCGTGTGCATGATGAGATTCCATCGGAAGAGTTCTAATTGCCTAACCATCAAGACGACTGGCGCATTGATGCTTTGTGCAAAGACCGTCACATTGATCTTTGGTACCCACCACTAGATACTGACGTACCAGAGAATTACTATGTAATTTCTAGAGCAGTATGTCGTCAGTGCCCTGTGTGGAAAGAATGTTTAGACGATGGGCTTGAAGAGAAGTGGGGATTGTGGGGCGGACTCACACCACAGGAGCGAACAGCGCTCACTGTTGAACATCCAAAAGCAAGTGTACTTCGTGCACACGGTACATGGACTCGTTACAGACAAGGTTGTCGTTGCACTGAATGTGTAGACGCTGACTCAAAAGAGATTAATGAAATAAATATTCAAGAGATTCCTAAAATGGGTGTGGAACTGACCGATTTAGAGATGCTTAAGTTCAGGTTGATTCAGCCTTAACACCTGTAAACTAGAAGGGTAACGCCCATAGAGTTCTTCACAGAATCCTGTGGGCGTTTTGCTTTATCCGCCTATCAAGGAGAGAATATTGTTAGATCGCTCGTTAGTTATCGTTGGAGTCATATTCACATCAATCACATCGTTGTTGGTGGGGCTGGCTCCAAGTAATCAACAGTCCGAAGTAGCAACAATTCAATTAACCCCATTTGTTACGGCAGTAGCACTTGAGGTAGTAAATGCAAAGGAATTGGCACCTGAACAAATGCCAAAACCAAAGGGAGTACCGAAAGATCCAACAAAGCGTTGCCCGCAATGGGAAGCCAAGTTCCGTGAGTACGGCTTGCCAGTAGTTGCGTTTTCGTATATCAGTTGGCGTGAGTCCCGCTGTAACGTTCTGGCACACAACACCACGCTAAACCGCAATAAATCACATGACCTCGGGCTGGTACAGGTCAACAGCAGTTGGCGAACGGTCACGAGGAACATATGCGGGACTGACATCACAGGTCTATTTAACGTGGACTGCAACCTGTCCGTAGCAAAGTACCTCTACGACAATGGCGGACTGCGACACTGGAGCCTGTAGCAACAACGTACACAACACAGTAGGATGTAACCATGACAAACGAACTACAACCCGAACACTTAGCAGGCACTAGCGAGATCGCTGTAATACTTGGAGTAACCAAACAGCGCATCCATGCACTGCGTAAGCAGAAGAAGTTTCCACAACCGATCGCAAACTTGGCATCAACACCAATTTGGGACAAGCGTGATATCCAAGCATTCCTCGCTGAGTGGCGTCCATGGAAGGTGGCACAACAATGAGCGAGAAGCGCCATTACGAATGCCCGCAATGCGGAAAGGTCGTCACCGTATATGTAAAGCCATCGGTGCCACCAACATGCACTAACCCTGACAGGCACACCAGCCTTACCGTTGAAATGGTGGAGAAGAAGTGAGAGTTGGGTTTGTTAGTGGAGACTTTCTACCAGCACTGAAATCCACTGATGGCATGCACCACTGGGGGGGTTCGGGCTGGGCACGCCTTGGTCAGTACACCCCACACCTCAATCATGAAGTTATCACAGGTGTGTTGGTATGGAAAGAAGATCGGTTCCTCATTCGTGACCAGTACGAAGAGTTGCAGTCAGTAGACATGGTTATCATGCAACGACTCATGCACGACTCGTTAGCGGAGCACATTGGTAAGGCTCGTGCCATTGGTCAGGTGATCGTGAATGACTTGGATGACTGGTACTGGGGGCTTGACCCAGCCAATGATGCCTTCAAATCATCACACCCAAAGACGAACCCTAAAGAGAACCGAGATCACTACAAAAAGGTAATCGCATCAAGCAACGTGGTCACTGTGTCAACGCAGTACCTTGCCGATCGCATTAAGTCGTTTGTGCACTGCCCTATCATCATTCTTGAAAACACCGTAGACATTGCACGGTTCACTCCGCATGCGCACACCGATAGTTCTATTCCTGTAGTTGGGTGGGTAGGAGCCACGAGCCATCGCTCCAGTGACTTAGAGATCATGAAGGGGATCATCAACCCTTTAATTGCTAATAACGAAATTAAGTTTCAACACAGTGGGCATTACCCAACAGCACCATCAGTCGCCAGCAAACTGGGTTTGCATGACGATCAGATCACCGTACTGGGCGCTGTAGACGCTGAGTCTTACCCATCACTGCTGACCATGGACGTGGGCATCGCACCATTGCGTGACACCCCATTCAACCATGCCAAGAGCGACATCAAGTTGCTGGAGTACTCAGCCTCGGGCATTCCGTGGGTTGGTTCAGGTCTCTCAGCGTACGAGGGCTTGCGTAAAAGTTGGGGGATTGGTCGTACTGCGAGTAAACCATCGCAGTGGCTCAAGCATCTGAGGGATCTTCGGGATCCAGTCAGGCGAGCAGACGAGGGAGAGGCTTTGAGAGAAGCAGTGCGCTCACGAGACATCAGCCTCGGAGCACACCGCCTCAACTCACTTATTGAAGATCTTGCGTAACTTAATACGCTCAACCTTTTCAAGCGACTGCATATCCTTGCCACCCCACACGCCCCAGCGCATGTCGTTCTTGACGGCATAGCGTAGGCACTGGAATGACACTGGACAGCCTTTGCAGATTGAAATGGCTTCCAATCGCTTACTTCTTATTTCTCGTGTGTAACCCGCTTCGCCAGTAGCAAAGAAGGTAGACACATCTTCGTGACGACACGATGAATGCGCACGCCACACACCACTATCGGGGAATGGCAACGGATCTATGATGTCTCTGTTGATTGTGAGTTCCCAATGTAGCGGGGGATTTGACTCCCCCGCATCATCGTAGTAATCCCAACGGTTCATGCAAAGACAACGTCATTCATGATGCGCAAAACCTGACGGTCAAACTCATCGGTCTTGCCGTTGATTGCATTGAACGCATTGCGCTCCACACGTGAGTCGTCTTTGCCACTGAAGTGCTGGCTCCATGTATTGAATGCCTGCAACACTCCGAGACCCGTTCCTGCCCAAGGCTCAACACGTGGGTCGTGCTTGTAGAGGTGGCGTACCAACTCTTGCTTGTTCTGAGCACGGCTGATCGCTTGTGGGCGAGCGTCCAACTCAAGGCTTACTGGAATCAAGCGCTCCACGATGGCATCCCATTCGGACTGAGCAACTGTGATTGATGCCAAGCGCTCAATCTCTGCGCTTGCTTCATCTGCCATGGCATGAATGATGCCAAGGGCGTCACGGATGTCTTGAATGCGTCCGTTGCTGAACTTGCTGTGACGGATCTTGAACTCTGATCCCTGCTCACCGAGCGCTCCAGCGAGCGTGTTGTCGCAGACCACCGCAGTGACCACTCGTTTGAAGGTGGTTGCAATGGTGCCGTTGTGGCTCGTGGTGCCAAGCAAGTGTGGACGGATGTCAAAACCTGCCTTGGTGGTGACCGTCTCAGGCATTTCAATGCTGACCCAAGCCACACCACCGTTGCGAAGCAAGCCCGCAGAACCGATCTGAAGGTTGCTGTCATCAATGATGTTGCTGATGGTGCCGATCAACCACTGGTCGTACTGGTGGATCTGATATGAGTCTTTGAACATACCGAGCACAGCATTGTTGTCACTGCGCACGATTGCCTTACGGTCGGTCTGCTCAACATACTTGTACGTTGACAGTTGTGGAACCTGCACGAACACTGGCGCTTCAATTGCTTGCCAGTTGAACAAGCGACGACGGACGTCCTCAACAGGGATTGCCTGCTCGTAATGGTTTGGCTCGGTGCCCTGATCGGTTGACTTGTAGTGCCATGCGTTTCCACGCTTGGATGTAAAGCCCACCAGAACGTTCTGGTTGAGCCACTGGCTGGTTTCTCTTGACATGATGTCTCCTTGTTAGTTGTTTGGTTTATTTGATGTTTTGTACTACGACAATAAAATTATCACCGTGGCACGGGAATTGCAACTTCTGTTCTTATTTTGTGGGAAGGTCAATGACCTGCCCGTTTTGGATGGTTGACCCGTAGGTCTCTACTAGGTCATTAACGGCGGACTCTATGTTGCCTGAGCAGTTGCTCTGAGCGATCTCCCATAGGCTCTCCCCGTATGACACGGTGTGTTGCTTGACGTCACAGACGTAGGAGTCCATGCGCTCTGCGTAATCTCGGAACAGTATTACTACGAATGCTGTTACAAGCACCGCAAGATACACATAGAACGCCACTGTGATCCTGCGATTGGTGACTGTGTAGTCCTTCATGATGCTTTCTCCTTAAGTCTGATGATTGCGGACAAGATGTCCTCTAGTGATTTTGCTGGTAGCACAAGACCTAGGTCGTACTTGAACCATGTAAACCCTGTGATTCCCAGTTCGTCTTGAATTTGATTGACTAACTCAACTGCTCTCATGTTGTTCACTGCTTTACCTCCGTAATTTCTACGATTTCTATGAATGACCCCAACGTCAACAGCGCCTCAACGAGACGTATTGCATCGGGGGCATTGGTTGGTTCGTCCATGTCAGAGCGCTTGCGCACCGTGACTTGAAGTGTGAATTCATCCATTAGAAGCCCCAGTCTTCTTCACTGGTGTCAATGAATGACTCAAGATGGTGTGCATCCACCACTGCCCACGCTGGAGCAACTGGCTGACCCCTCCACAAGATCCCATCGGGGAGCGAGACGTTGGTGTCGTGCTCACCTTCGGTGACCAATTGAATTGCCACCACGCATGGATCAATCATGTTAAGTGGTACCGCTGGGTAGTGATTGCTTTGCAGGTGCCATGCGAGCGCCTGTCGTAGTTCAATCATTCCGTCTTCCATGGCTTCTGCCATGTCTAGTGCATTGATGCTTCCCATTACTTTGCCTTCCTTCTGTCTCTGTACATGTCTAATGCTCGTGTAAGTACGATCCCCCAAGAGATCCCAATTACAAAAAACACAAAGCAATCAATTGCGTGACCGCTTATGTGAATGGTGAATCCGTTATCCATATGCCCTCCTAAAGGCTCTTTGTTTGAATGTTGTTTGCTCTTCTGTACTCATCGCAGACCATCGTGTAGAACCCTTTGAGTTCTGCCACGGTGGCTTCACTGCTATCTATCTCGTTGTACAGTCCTTCTTCAAGGGCGTACTTGTCCATCTGCTCGGCTTCCATCTCGGTGACTCCGAGAAGCATGACGATCTGTGAGACCCAGCCTTTGCTCATACCACGTCTCCCATCCATACATGATCTTCATCGTCACGGCATACGGTGACGCCGTCCAGTGTTTCCACTTCCTCTACGACCCAGTCAAGTGTTGCTTGACCTGATTGCAATTGATCAATCAATGCTGTGACCACAGCGCTGTAACTAAGGTCGCCCTCGTACAGTGCCAGTGGATCCTTTGCATTGACTCCTTCTAGATACACGCCCGTTTGGAGCGAGAGTGTGACATTCCATTGCTTCATATGACCTCCTCAGATCATTGTTGTTGATGGGTGTTGCAGGGTTGCTTCACCCCGTGAACACTCCCCAAGGCGGATCAAGGGGAGTGCTCACGGGATGACACCAGCCGAGGCTGATGTCACCCTTCGTACGAGCCTCTCAGGACTCGCTTAACGATGTTTCAATCCAATCTAAGTCAATGTTGTACAGATACACGACATGACCTTCAGGTGCGTAGAACTTGATGTAAGCGCCCGAGTCGTCATCTTCAAACTGCTCATTGACACTGCCGATGTACTTCATCTTGGACAGTTGCTCGTCCCCGTAGTACTCGTTGGTATTGACGGAGGGGATCAAAAGATCCGCCTCCACCAAGTCCCTGCGCACTACTGGGTACCCACCGAGGATCATCAGAACACGTCCACTGAGATGATCTTTGAGAGTGGGATGTCAATCTCACGCTCGTTCTCGTAGGTGTCGTTCGGACTGTCTGTAGTCCACATTGACAACTCGGTCTCGCTGATGTGTGAGACGATGCCTGCGTATTCAAATGTCTCCTTCGGAGATATCTGCACAAGTAGTTCTACTTCCATGCCTACTTCAACAGCAAGTGTGGTGATGTATGTTGTTGGTTGTTTCATTGGTTACCTCCTTCAAGGTCTAACACTGTTTGGTAATAATCATCATTGGCACTTACTTGAATTTCATACTTGGTGTTGAAGTCATCCTTCCATGGCACCGCAGTTACGAAGTAACCGATGCGATTTACGAGATGGCGTCCAGCAAGAATGTATGTGCCTTCTTCGCCGTCCACATATGTCCATGTGTGGTTGAGCGGTCGGGCAAACACATAATCAACTTCGGCACCGTATGTCTCAAACATGATGCCGTTGGCGTCATCGGTTGCCCATGATGCATCCGCATCTAGGTGATTAACAAAGGGTTCGTATTGCTCTTCCCATTGCTCAACGGTCATCGTGATTACTGGCTCTAACATAAGACCTCCTCAGGTCATAGGGATTAACTAATTTATCGGGCACTCTGTACCCTCACAACACACAAACAGAATTTATGTGCTGTGAGGGCACCACGAGCCGTAGCCCGTGATGCTCCCGATCATTCCCCGTCTTCAGCGAAGACTGGCTCGTCCATATCAGCGAGTACCAATGGGATGCTGTAGTCAATGTCGTACGACAAGACCACGAAGTCTTCGTTGCTACTGCCCACGAGCGCCTTGAGTTCCTCTTCGCCGTCTTCGCAGTAGAAGAAGACCTCATCGTCTCGGTTGCCCAGTGAGTCAAACTCACCGCCCCACTCGTTCTCATTCCACGTGCCGAACGAGATGTACACCTCGTCCTCCTGTTGCGTGTCCTTCCATTGGATGATTGCCCACGCACCAATTGGTGTGCCGATTCCCGATACTTTCATTTTTGATTGATTCCCTTCTACGTCAACCAAGTTGATGATTGACCCCTCAGTAGGTCGTGTTTCGTTGTTGCTCATTAGAACTCTCCTTCTTGCTTGATGTCGTAATTGAGGTAATCCCACACCAACTGGTTGACACTGTCATAACCACCGTTGGCATCAAACACTGAGACTGCTTTGAGCCACAGTTCTGAGTCTGCTGGTAGTGGTTCGTTATTGTCACTAATGGTGAACAGGTTTGATTCCCACCAAGAGATAGCAATCTCTTCGTCAGGATTGATCTCACTCAATAATTTAATTGCGTGACTTACTTTCATGATCCCCTCCTTAAAGGGCTAGTTGAACATCGGGTGATGTTCTCACACTCCACCAACGATATGCCAATGGAGTGTGAGAACACCACGGGCTTGCGCCCGTGATGCACTGTGAAGCGTCCAGTGAGGACTAAACGCTTCGGATGTCGCTACAGGCACCGACCATGAAGGCGCCGAGCGCCAGTGGTCAGATGCCGTTGCCGACAATTGCTTCAATGAGTGCCTGAGTGATGCTTCCACCCTCGGCTCCCATGTCTTCGCCCTGTCCAGTGAGAACACTGGAGACGACCTCGTGCTTGCTGTTGAGCAATGCCCACATCCGATCGTCCAGCAACGGGATGTCAGGGTTATTACCCACGCCGATCATCCACCAAGCGAGAACGCTTGACGTCTGACCAATGCGGTGCGCACGATCCTCAGCCTGCGTGGCTTCGGCAGGCGTGAATGGGATCTCAGCGAACACAACGTGCGATGACGCTGTGAGCGTGAGACCAACACCAGCAGATTGGAATTGCCCGATGAACACTTTGACCTCGGGGTCATTCTGAAATGCATCCACTGATGCTTGCTTGGCTTCATCGCTCATGCCACCGATGACACGCACCACGCCATGCGGAGTGAGTGCTGTAGTCAAGCGTGCGATGACATCCTTGTGATGTGCGAACACGATGACCTTCTCACCTTCAGCAACTAGTTGCTCAACGTGATCCACCACGTATGGCACCTTCGCAACACCGAGCAACATGCGCAGTGCATTGAGGCGTGTGATGGTCTCAGCCTTGGATGCCTTCTGCCATGCTTCAGCACCGCCATTGGCGATAACGAAGTCACGGAAGTCATTCTCGGCGTGCATGTATGCGCTGAGATCGCTGTCGCTGATCTCGGTCGCTACTTGTGCACGGCGCTTGGCAGGCAACTCGGTGAGCACGTCCGACTTGTTACGGCGCACGTAGCACGTGCCTCGCAACTTCTCGTTCAACTCAGTGGTGTTGCTCGCACCGTTGTACACGTAACCCCAGCCATTGTGAATGGGATCGCAGTAGCGGAAGCGAAACGCTGATTTGCCACCGAACACTCGGTCAAGCCTGCCGAGAATATTCAGCGGGCTGATCAATTCGTTCGGACGATTGACGATGATGGTGCCACTCAACAGCGTGACGTATCCCTCCTCAGGGATTGACTTCGCAATGAATGAGATGCCCTTGGTGCGTCCAGCACTCTCGGTCTTGGCACGATGTGCCTCGTCAACGATGAGCGCACCGAACTTGCCAGCCAACTTGATTGACCAAGCGTCAATGTTGGAGTCACCGATGATGACTACTGGCTCCTTCGGCAGAGCGCCCACCTTGTTGCCCGTCACCACAGCCACGTTGAGCCATGGTGCGAACATCTTGAATGAGCGAAGCCAGTTGATGCGAAGCGATGGTGGCACTACTACGAGCACCTTGTGCTTCTCATTGACTGCCTGTACCGCAACAGCGATACCGCTCGGTGTCTTGCCGAGTCCCATCTCGTCACCGATGATCACTCGCTTCTGCTTCAATGCATAAGCGACACCAGCACGTTGGAATGGGAACAGCGGAACAGCGAGTTCCACTGGGCATTCGCCGTCATGTGCACTGCTCAATTCAAGCAACGCAGGATCAGCAATGATTGCTGGTGGTATGCGATGCAGTGAACCAAGCAATGTATTTAATTGCTCTAATTGATTACTCACGGTCTGACCTCCTCAGGTCTATTGGAATTGTGAATTGCACTTGCGTGCTCACACTCCACGAGATCGCTCCCATGGAATGTGAGCACGCCACGAGCGTGTGCCCGTGACGTGACTACCTAGAACCTGCTTGCGCAGTCGTTGCCGATACCAGCCTTGCGTGTTGCTTCATCAGTGAGATGACGACCGCACACACAACAGCGCCCGATCTCCTGACCGTACAGCGTCATTGCTTGCTTGCGTTCATCCTCACTGAGTGACGTGATGCGCTTGATTGAATTGACCAAGCGCTCGCCACGCAACTTCTCGTCAGCGTGACCGCCGACCACGATGTACATGCCACGTTGACCCTTCAGGCTCGCATTGTGGTAGCCCTTGTTGGTCTTGATCGCATAGAACACGAGATCATTGGTGCCCGTTGACTGCAACGCATAGAAGCCATCCTTGACATCAGCGAAGAGCGATTGCTCATCTACTGGCTTGGCGATGACCTCGGCTGAACACTCACCAGCCTTGTGGAATGTCTGCCAGCCACTGGCAACTTGAACGCTCCAGCCATGACCGATCTGCACGGTGTGTCCGCACAGTTGGCATGGCTTGGCGATCTTGTTGACGATGGTGCGATCACCCTTCGGCAGGTGCTCGGTGCCCACTCGCTTGATCTCAATCTTCTTGATCGCATCAATGACGAGCGAAGCATCCTTAGTTGACAATGCATTCACGTTCTGATCTACGAGGTACTGGTCAACACCAGCCTCATCAAGACCGAGTGTGACAGCACGCTCTAAGAGCATCGTGCGAATGAATGCCTGTTGCTTTGGTGTTATTGCTCCCATAAAACCTCCTCAAGTTTCAGTTAGGGAATGTGAATGGACTTGCGTCCTCGGAATGCACCGATGGGGGATCAGTGCACTCCGAGCACGCCATGGCTTGCGCCATGACTGCCCACTGCGGATTACTCACCTATTGGCAAGATCGGAAGTGAGGTTTGCAATTGCTTGCCACACCACCACGTCCATGTCAACGGTGTCACTGATGAACAGCGTGATCGTGGACTCCAATTTTGCGTAACCGAATGACTCACTGCCGTTCTCATATTGGGAACGAACAAACGACAAATCCTCGTATTGAATCACGAGATCAATTGTCTTGAGTCGTGGGTCATCGGACTTCTCAATCCGAAACCCAGTTACTTTGTGAATACTTGCATCCATGGTTGACCTCCTCGGGTCTGTTAGTTGAACGGGCAATTGTATGCCCTCACAATGCACCGACACAACGCCGATGCACTGTGAGGGCACCACGGGCGAACCCGTGATGCTCCCGACCACATCACACAAGTGATGCGATCTTCTGATTGATTAATTGCAATGTCTGAACACTGAGTCGCTCTAGATCATCGTTGAGTTCGTTCCACTCGGCATCGGTAACCGTTGGGCTACTGATGTGTCGGATGATCGCATTGACCTGCTGTTGCTTTGCGTATTGGTCGTCCTTCTTGGCTTGCCAATCCGCCTTCACTTCAGCATCAGTCTTTGCTACGTACTCCTCAATGGTCATACCGAAGTCCGCTACGTGCCATTCAATGTCACGTGGCTTAGTCCACGAGTTTCCGTCCAGTATCACTGAAGGCAACTTCTCGGGGTAACCAAACTGAGCCTCAACGCCACGAGTGAAGTACTCGTAACGCACTGTGAATCGCACATCAACACGGGTGCCTGACTTACGACCCCATGCGCTGTAGGTGTCCACGACCTTCTCCTCAATCTTGGTGATTGAGCCGTAGTGCGTGTACCGACCACGTCCGCCAATGCGAAACACAGCGTTCGGATCCTTTGCAATTATCTGCTTTATCTCTGATGTTTTCATGGTATGGAGCCTCCTCTGCTCCGAGGGCTATTTGCCCAGTCCCTAGTCCGAATTGAATCGGCACGCCCGAGGCGCTAGGGGTGAGTGACTAGGTCACTCAATCACTCAATTCCAGTATGAAGTCACTGGAGCGATACCGACACTGGCGAGCACCTTGTTGGCGCCCTTCAATGCGGTGTCAAGTTGACGGATCACTTTGGTGTGGTAGTTGTAACCGTTTCGGTCATAACTGCCCTCCTCGGTACGGATGTCAATCGCATTTTCTTTGCGATAGGCAACCTCTTTGGCGAATGCGATCACGCCCTCAATGGACAGATCCACTGCGTAGGTGTTGTTACCTTGACGCTTGACCACGATCCGCTGTGGAGCCATTACGAACTCGGCAAACGCCTTGTCGCTCTCTTCCAGCGTGCCCTTATCAATTGCGACTGCAATGTCGTGCATGATCGGCTCCATATCGCATTCAACCGTTCCCGAGAAACGAATCTCGTACAGTTTGGTGAGTGTGTTCATGGTGTTGACCTCCTCAGGTCGTTGTAGTGAGCGGTTGCTCACAGTCCCCAGTGCTCATTGAAGAGCCACGCCCTAGGCGCTGGGGGATTGATCAGCCGTATGTGACCTCACCGAGCAGGATGAACTGCACGATGGTGTCAGACACGATGCAGTCATTGTCGGACTCAAATTCGTCAATGGCGTCTTCACCGAACAGGTAGCACCCTGCAAGGGCACTCACCCGCTTGATTGACAGTTGACCGTAGTCAGGCACATTGTCCTGATTGAACTCACCTGTGCCGATCTTCTCAATGAAGTCAGCAATGATGGACTCATTGATCACGAGTGGCTTGCCGAAGCGGTAGAACCCGCCCCAGCCATTGAAGCCATCGTCATCGGTCAACTTCGCCAATTCGGCTTCGTCTTCCACCAACTCGCACGCTTCGGTGTCGTACACGGTGACTGATGCGTAGTGCTCGTTGCCGTGCAATTCGCCTTCGCCCTTCTCCGTGCCCCACTTGTAGGTGCCATTGGCAACTGCCCATGAAGCCATTCCGCAAGACCCGCCTTCATAGGCAGTGCTCAGGATGCTGGCTCCGAGATTGAGTAGTTGCTGTCGTGTTGCTTTCATGGTGTGTGTCCTCCTCAGGACTGCGCTGGCTGGTTGCCAGCGGAGCGCTCTGCGCTCATACAGCACTGGAGTCAGGGGATGAACCCCAGTGCTCTATGAGCGCCACGAGCCATCCGAAGATGACCCGTGACGCTGAGGAATTTGAACCATGTGCCCGAAGTCAGCGAACGGTTTGAGCCGTTGAGTAATGCGCCGTGAGGGACTGTTGTTCAATTCCCCCGTGGCGGGCATGCATGGATCCGTTGAAGCCATCTCTGCAAGGCACGAGCCGACCGAGCGGACTCGGGGACGTGCCACATGCATGCGTGCATTTTTGCCGAAGCAATTCGGGCGCTCTTCAATTTTCAAGGAACCTCAGGAGACTGCGCCCCGTACCGCAACGCAACTCCTGACTGGAGGCTAGTGGATGGGTGTACGAATAGCAACGACCAAATTCAAACAATTCCTGAGAATCTTCCGAGCCAAGCCCCGTAAGGGCTGGAGCGGATCTAGGGCTGGAATTGGGCGCCCCCAACGACCAGCCATCCATCGGATGGAGGAGGAGATACAGGAGAAGCAGGAGAAGGCATGGAATGGGCAGAGAATTCAATTGATCAATGAACACTGCAGAATGCTCTGAGACGCTTCAGGATGCGCTGTGTTGCGTGCAATACGTGGAATGGAGCGATGGTGCAGTGGATAGCAATACGGGGGCTTGTGGGGCATGTGTACAACCTACCCATACCCCGCAAACCCATGCACCGTAAGGCTCATAGCCCCATTCCTAGGCATACGAGGCGCTCTCTGAGGGTACTTTGTACCTGTGTCCGCCTTGACCCCTTGCACCCGCCTCTCCTCCTCTGAGAATGGCTCCTGATGCGTCTGAGGGCATTTTCCATTTGTCAAGCATTTCGGGCACATTGTCATGAAGTTGTAACAATGGCGTGACGAACGTCACACGTGACGAACGTCATACGAACGTGGGTTCGCCCTCAATGTTCCACAGCGATGTTCCACGGTATCCACAGGATGTACACAGGAGTACCTGTGGATAACTCAGCAAAGCCATGCCCAGTATGGGTGCGGGCTGTGGATAACCCCCCATGGTTAAGCGAGCCGTGGTGGCGGGGCTGGGGGTAGGACAGAGGCCCCACCCAACGCTCAACTGCCCAATAGCCCCATTCAAAAATCCGACGGACCACCCACCTCGCCCAAATAGCCCTATACTTGAAACATGCCTGCTAGGAACAACCTGAACAACTATCAGTTCAGAACGCACCCTATTGGCTCTAATCCTGACCTCCCAGAGTCCACTCCAGATACATGGAGAACGGACATCGTGGACACATCACGAAGTATTGATGCTTTGGGGCTTCCTCAAGGTGGACGACGTGTGGGATTCATGGAGTGGGAAAAATCCGAAAGACCTGATTCTGCTACTGAAATCTTAGAAATTGAAGTGTCACCAGAACATCGTAGAAAAGGTTTGGCTACAGCGGCACTGAAGCATTCTCAAACCGTTGCCAGGGCTTCTAAAGGCGTTATACCTATCCCAAGCCATTCCCCCCAGCGCACCCCAGAAGGCGACGCTTGGGCTAAATCTACAGGTGACACTCTTCCCCCACGTAAGTAACCATCTATACTAGGTAAATGCCACGCCTAGACGGACAACAGTTCAATGACTACGTATGGGTAGATGGTGAGCCTGTGCCCCGCTCCGAGATCCATCAAGCCGCAGGCTTTACTAAGCGTGACCCTGAGTACCTGCTAGAGAAGAATAAGCAAAAACAGGAACGGAAGAAGAAGTAATGGCGGCACACGAGAGCCTCAACCACGAACAATTGCAAATGTTCATGCCTGCCCGTGAACTGATGAATGTACACGCTGGTGACTCATGGCCTATATTGAATCTGGACAGAACCCCTGACCCTGAGGGCTTGAAGCACCTAAAACCCATGTCTGAGGACAAAAGTACATACAAATACAAAGTATGGAAAAAAGGTGCAGATCGTGAAAGTATTCAAACTACGGGTGTAGAAGAGCCTATAAGCATCACCCACATCGGACAGTTTCCACATAAAATGATTAGTGACGGGCACCACCGTATTGCCACAGCACACGATATTGATCCAAACATGGAAATCCCTGTACAGCACCGTGTAAGTAAAATATGGGATAAAGACTAATGGCTCGCTACTTCAAAAACCCGAACAAAGGTTATGGTGACGGCGTAAGTTACCCCACGTATGGTGTTATTCATGACACCCCCGATGCGGCGGCGACCGCTAGAGCAGGGGGTAAGCCTCAGTATCCTTACGGGTACGCCAGCATGTACCACACGCCATCCCGAGAAGACCCTAACTTTGATAGTGATGGTCACCCGATGAGGAAAAACGCTACCGAGTTGTTCACGCACCGACCTGAGGAACTGCACGTCAACCTCATGTACGCCGACAAGCGTGTCCGTCCCCACATGATGACAGTGATGGCACTAGCCAAACTAGACCATCCGAACGCTCAGGTTGTGGCACCAGACAGTTTAAGTAACTTTAGTAGCAAACTGGCTAAGAATGCACATGAACGTGGTTTATTGAAGCCTAGTTATGAGAACCCTAAAATGGAAACCGATGAGGACCCCAATGAAGGCGATGTGTATGCCCGTCAGGTGGGAAGCGTACACAGGATCACAACTGACCGACTAGGTGTAAATGCGTTTGAACTCACACGGTCAGAGGTCATGAAAGGTAAACAGTTCCTTAAAGAGACGTTGCGTCCTAGAAAAGAACAAACGGCGCCTGCACCTAAGTTTGATCAACCCCAACTCCCAGGTATGGAAGACAAGTAATGGGTGCACACGAGAACTTAAGCGGTCAGTTTGACAGCCTTAAAAAAGTAGGTATTGGTACATCTACTCCCAAAAATTGGCCCATGAAAGGTAGACCACTGTTTAAAGAAGATTATTCTGAAGCAGTAGAACGTGGAACTACACAACTAGACCTTCAAAACACCAAGTTTTTTAGCAACAAACAAACTGACTTAAATCCCAGAACAGTAGATGCTTACAGGAAAGCAGGTTCTGAGCGAAAATCAGACATATACGGTGAGGAAGAAGACCCAGAATACGAGCATTTGGAGTATCCACAGGTATATATGCATAAAGGTACTGCTGAAATTCTAGATGGACATCACCGTATTGCTGCTGCTTTAATTGATAAACGCCCATCCATTGACGCATATGTATTTACCCCACCTACAAGGAAAAGATAATGGCGGCACACGAGAATTTAGGTGGACAATTTAAAATAGTCCATCAAAAACTAGGACAGGGCGTGTCTGGTGGAAGAGGATGGCATTCCCTTACGTTGACAGACCCTAAAAAAGGCTTAGACCTTGCACGTGTGTCTTTTGAGCATTATAACGACCCACACTCTGACCCATCCTCAAGAATAGAAGTAGATTATTTAAAGAGCCATGTTGAAGGACAAGGACATGCTCAACGCCTTATGGAGCACTTGTACAACCGTTACCCAAAATCACATGTTGATTGGGGCTTGACTATCAACCCAGCATCCACACATATTGCTTCAAAGTTTGAAGACAAATATTATTCCCGTACTTCCTATCAACCAGAAGAAGATTTAGACTAACTTTTGTACAATTTTTCGGTGAAAGGGGCTAATCTCTAGCCATGCCAGCGTTAGAAACCTTCAAAGACCTGTACAAAGGTGAAACTGTCTGGGTTTTAGGCTCTGGTGGCTCTTTAGATTTCTTAACACCGTCATTTTTTGATGACAAAGTGTGTGTTGGGGTCAATTTTGTTGGCAAAACGTTTAATTTATTGAACTACTACACGTTTTCGCACTATCACGCCGACTCATTAGAGATGTCAGAGTGTTCAAATTACGTTTTTACGCCTAAAAAACAGCATGGGAACGCTGAAGAGTGGGTCGGAGACGTTCCCGATAACGTTGTGCTGTTTGAAACGGAGACAGGACAGCCTGGAGCGAGTTTTGACCCCTATGGTAAGGACGCTCCAACAGATGGGTTGGTCATTGGTGCCTCCAGTATTCATGGTGCGATGCACTTAGCCGCCTACATGGGCGCTAAACACATTGTGTTGGTTGGTGCCGACTGTGGCAAGTTGAACGGTAGAGATCGTTTTGGCGCTTATGTCCCTGGTGATAACCCTTGGGAGTTGTACAACACTCAATTAATCATGCTAAAGCGATGGTTAGCAGAAAAGTTTGGTTGCACTGTGTACTCTCTAAACCCTTTTGTGAATTTTAATTTAGAAGGTGTGTCGTTCTCGGGAAGCGTTCATATCAACTAAACTAAGTGTATGGCTCTTGGACGACAGTTTGAAAACACCTACTGGCATGATGACCAAGGTGAGACTCATGCGTCTTTGCTTAACCCTCATGGTTTTGCTGAAGGTAAACATAAGTACGAAATAGAACAAACTTCAGGTATTGCGGCACGTGCTCAAGCAAGAACTGTTAACGCACAAGGAATGTTGTTCAGTCCTGAAACAGGTACGGGTAGACGCAATGACCCGTTGATCCCTCATGAAAAGCGCATTGAAGCAATTCAAAAAGGTCTAGGAATGTCTGATCTTGAGACCTACCGTAAAAATGCTGGTGTGGCTCGTACTAGGAATTTGACTGGAAAACCTTTGAGCAAGAAAACTGCCGAAGATTCACGTAATGCCTACACCCACGCCGTAGATACCTCTCAAATGTCTACCCACATGATTAATTCAGAGTTTGCAAACAAACAGCCAGCGTTAGCAGTGGCTGTTGAGGACGTAAGACATGCAGGGCACATTGACAATACATTCCCAGGAGCGAGTCTTGAAGGGGTTACTTCTGGAAGAATTGATGTTATTCGTCAACCATTAAACTACGAAAAAACCTATTCCAAAGAACCTGACACTACCCGTACAGTGATAACAGGTGGCGACAAGACACCGATAAACAATCCTAAGTTTATTCAACAATTAAGTAAAGATTTAGGTGATGAACAATCTCACCGCATGGGCCTGCCAATTAACGATGCATTAAGGGCTGGTGCAGTTGTCACTACCCCTGAAGGTCGTCAATGGACGCAAAAAGACAAACCAGGCACTCGCTCTTATTCAAGATACAACACAGTCGGAGAAATTGAAAAGAAGATTCCTAAAGCACCAAACATGATTGGTGGAAACAAACAAGTAAATGCTCAAAATATTAAAGCAGAAGACTTTGTTGAAAAGGGTTATCAAATAAATGCATTTTCTGGAACAGGTTCTGACATTAAAAAGAAAAACCCAAATGTTGCTGTAGAACCATACGCTGGTGTATATGGGTATGGTGCAAACAGGTGGTCAGAAAAAACATGGCATACACGAAGTGAAGTAACTGGGGGAACCCCTGTTGAAAAAACAGTTCGTGGTAAAACCATTGTGACAAAAACAAATCCAAGTGTGTCTCGCTCTACCATCATCCATGAGATGGGTCACAAAATGGATAATAAGCATCGTTTTGACATTTACGACAAAGGTGGGGCAGACCCTGTATCAGAAGGTATTGCTGATGCTCATAGGGATCTATGGGGTAGTGCAGATGATAACAACAAGTATTCACAAAGAATGTTTGAAACTGGTGATGTAGGTGATCTACACGCCAGTTCTGGATACACTACAGGACACCGTCGTTGGACTACTAATACTGAAAGGGCTGTGTACTCGGCAGTGCGTGCCCACGCAAGCGCTGTTGCTGATCCTAAAGTGTTTAGAGAAACACCTACACGCAAGCAATTAGTTATGCGTCATTCCACAGCAGATGAAACCCGACCAACCCGAGACCTTGCTAATAAACTAATGTTGGGTCACTTATACGACGCCCATGAGCACGTTCGTAATGCTATTGATAGCAACCCAAATAAGAGTTTAAGAACAGCAGGTAGGGAAGCACGTCAATTCTACCAAGACCGTGTTAATGCTAAAACTGCTTCTAAAAGTGAACAACTACAGTTACCAGGTTTTGAAGTTTAATGGCTAAGTTTTATAAGAAAGATAGTCACTGGTACGGTGGTAGAAACACTAAGTATTCTATTGTCGGGGATAAGTTGGTTCACGGTAACCAGTTTGATGAACTGAGTCAAAAACCTCCAACACACGTACCTTATGGACACATTGCAGTGGAAACAATAGAACCTGCTGAAACTATTGTTAACTTTGATTTTGATCCAGAAAACATGGAAAGATTAAAAGCAAACACGCACGACCCTCGTTACCCACACGCCCAACAGACTTTAGACACTGGCATTAGCCAGCATTACATGTGGGACAAAAATCAAAAAGCAACAAGTGACATGATCGCAACACGTGATCCTGAGCGTACAAAGAAACTACGTGCGGCATTAGACCACAATGCCCCTGCGGAAACTCGCAAAGACATACCTGTACCTACAGAGTTGTTTACCAGCAAACCACGTAAAGTTCAATTTGAAAATGCTTTTATGCACCCTACATTGCGTGGTTCTTTACCTACCCTTATAGGTATCGCTATGAATGACCACCCTGATGCAGAGTTTCACAGCCCTGGAAGTATGACGCAATACAGCAGTAGGTTGGCTCGTAAAGGAATAGAAAAGGGAGTTATTAAGGGAGCCGTAAATAATGAGTCAGGTAGGCAAACACTAATGCGCCCTGACGACACTAAATGGAGTATGGCTCATCGTCCAGAACACCTTGACTTTAGTAACGCTGAACGTTTGTCACCTCAAACAATTGCTGAAGGTAGGCAAACAGCCTATAGACTTGCTGGATTAAATAAACGTGAAAAGCGCCCTGCCATGCAAGGCGAGCAAATGAAACTTCCAGGGATTGACTAATGGCTAGTAGACGTGACCTTAATGGCATTCAGTTTTCTGAAGAGCACATTGTTCGTGGAACACCTGTTCGCATTATCAGTCCTGAATCCATGGTTGGTCTAAGGGGCACACCTGTCAACGTCCATATGCACACCCCTGCTACTAAAGCCTTAGGTGAACCTATCTACAGCGTTCTTGATAACTCCCGACTCCTTATTGGGCACAGTAAAAACATTTCATTAGAAAACGCCAGTATGGCAGTAGACGCTAGGGAACTTAAAAAACATCTAGAAAATCCAACAAAAGCAAAGACACGTAACACTTTTGTTAGAGGAACTGTTGGTCCTAACCTTCGTGGTGGTAACCCTCTAAAGATTCGCCCAGGATCTCTGACTGATCTTGATACTTGTGAAGATGTATCTGAAAATTTA